CACCCTGTATCCCTACATTCCCGCCGCCGGGGGTGTATGGGATAACGCCTGCGGCAGTCTGACGCTCTCCGCCCTGCGCGGCCGCATGGCACGAAACACCATCCGCTTTGCCTGATTTCTGCGCCCCGGCCACCCGCCGGGGATTTTGTGGGATTCCACACGAAATCTTTCTTGCGTTTTATTGCTTTTCTTTGCGTTTTGTCCTATCATGGTTGTAACGAAATCCAGTAACAAAAACCGACAAGGAGGTATTCTCATGTATACGATTCCTGCATTTGGCCCTTGGCCTGAACAGAACGCCGGACCCGACGAAGAAAAGCGGCTGAACAGTGCCCAGCAGAGCAAGACCAGCCCCACCAGCATTGACCGGGAACACGAAACCGGGGTTTTCTATGGCTCCGGCAAGCTGCCCTATCAGACCAGCCTTGCCGCCTGCACCTGCAACGATTTTGTGAAACGGAAAAAGCCCTGCAAGCACGTCTATCGCCTTGCTATGGAGCTTGGGATCATCCCTCTGGGCTATAAGACGGGCAGGAGCAGCGGCGAACGGAACGAAGCACAGATCAGCTTTGAGGACAGCATTGCCCTTGTGGAGCAGCTTTCTGAGGCTGCACAAAAGCACGTCGAGAATATGCTGTACTACACCAGTGAGCGGGTAGACGACCGCCAGCGGGCCGTTACCTGCTACGATCTCGACGTTTCCGAAGAGCTGCGCACGTCGCCGCTGATCCACGAAAATCCTTATCCGCTGGCCGAGGTGCTTTCCGACCTCTCAAAACCGAACCTGCTCATTCTCCTTGATGCCATCCGCCGGGAGGACAAACCCCGCCGCAACGCCGCCAAAGACAAAATTGCGGCATGGATCGCCGAAAACGTGCCCATGCTGGCAAACGAACTGCCGCCGTGTGCATCCTTCTCCTTCGTGGAGGTGTTCGACAAGGCCCAGCGGGACGTTTACAAGTATCTGCGCCGCAAGTATGAGATGGAAACAGACTGGTACACCGGGCTTGAATATCCCGCCGGAGCAGGTCTCCCCAACGAAAACGAACTTGTATTTTACTTCCCGGAAGATCGTGTGACTGCCGCTCTCACGAAATACGGCTGCAACCGCTGCCTGCATGGGTACATCCCCACGAAATCGAATCGCTGATTTTGTACACGAAATTCACTTTTTTTGTGATTGAATTGAACTTTTTCGTTATCAAAGCTTCAACTCATTTACGAAAACCGCACGAAATGGAGCATTTTCATGGATGAAACCGAATTTTTCGCCCCGTGGCGGCTGGTTGCCGCCTTTGCAGATGGTTCCCGCCTGACCTTCGACGGATTGACCGAAGAACAGGCCAAGGACGCAATGGAGGCCGCCCAGGAGGAACACGGCGATATTGGCTACTGGAACCGGGTCACGGATCAGAACTACGAGGACGGCAGATACTACAAGCTGATTCCCGAGCCGCCCGCCGTGCATATCGTGGACTTCACCGGGTACGATGGACCACTTGACGAGAACGGTTTCCCTGTCGGGCTGCCGGATGAAATCGCCCGGTACGCCAAAGAGCAGGGAGCCGCCCCGGATGCCCCGCAGATCATCCTCAAGCGCAACGCCCCGCCTGATTCTGAGAATCCGAACGAAAAGTAATCACGAAATCCAAAAAGCCCGCCGGGTCCATGACCTGACGGGCTTATGATGTTGAAAGGACAGTTTGTATGAAGCTGAACATGGATTGTGTGCGGGCTGTTATGCTCTGCGTTGAAGAACACACAGATTTTGACCACTACTGCTACTTCATTCGTTATGCACGGGCTGATATTCTTGATATGCTTGGTGAAGAACCCATTGATCCGCTCACTTATCAAGTTGAGCTTGAAGCTAAATTCGACAATGATGATATTCTTTATTCCGTGAAATACTGCGCCGAAGCTGGGCTTATCACTCTTTGCCCCGGTTCTCACCCTGAGCAGTACCGTGTCAACATCCGGGAATTGACCCCTGCCGGACATAGCTTTCTCGAGAATATCCGAGCAGACACAAACTGGGCAAAGGTCAAAAGCGTTGCTAAAAAAGCCGGTTCTTTCAGTGCAGATGTGATAGTCGAGATCGCAAAGAGTGTAGCTGTGGAAGCGGCCAAACATTTCTTATCCAGCACTTAACCAGCTTGATGGTGCCCATGTTATTCAACTCGCACTGGATAGCTTCTTCGTTATACCACTTTTGTTTTTCTTTTATCCCTGTTTTCACGATTTGTCTTGCAATGATTTTTGCAATGTGTTCACGCAATCCGATTCCACTGATCTCAATTTTGATTCTCATTGTCGCCCTCCTGCATTTCATCGAACAGCTTTTCGACAAATTCAAGGACATTCTTCACGCTCTCCCTGTTCCTGAAACGAACCTCCTTACCGATGGCCGAAATCAGTTCGATGCTTCCTTGGTCGTCGATTTTAACAAATTTGCAGAGTTCATCTTCTTCTCGTGCCCATTTTGGACGGGCTTGCCTATTTTCCTTGAGAACCATGTTCACAAGTTCTGCCTCTGATTCTCGCAGTGTCCTTTCATCCCCATTCGCCCGATGGGGGTAGCCTGCCGCCCTTGTTGGAACCAGCCGTATTCCCGTGCAATGTATGCCCATAACTTTTGCCCTCCAAAATCTCAGATTCTACAATACCCGGCAGGCCGCACAGCCCGCCGGGTAGTTTCTTTCCAACTTTTCCACATTTCTGGGTAGTCGTGTTTGTTTTTCTGCGCCGGGTGGACTCGATTTGCGGAAGCGCGTTTGCGTGAGGCTCTAACGGTCGATCTTCCCTATAAGAGAATATCACCTTCAACCCATGCGTCAGCCCGGGGCAGGGTCTCGCGCACGTTATACGCGCGTGATAATAAGGCAGGGCACTCGGGCAGCCGCTCCATGCCCCGGCCAAAGGCCAGCAAAGCGACGTTCCGAAGCCGTTTCAAATGCTGGATGCTGTACCCTGCATCGACCTGCACTTCTGCCCATTTTTTGTGGCCGATGTAGTATTCTGTCAGGATCAGATTGTGGACACTGTCCAGTCGGTCAATTTGTCCTCGGATCAGAGCTTCATCGGACTTCAAAAGGGCTTGCTGACGTTCCAGACTTCTCAACCTGTCACCGATGCCCAGTTCATCCATTTTGCAGGCCATTGCCGCGGTGCTGTCACCGGGCAGCCCGCCGCCGGGCATACCGTCCATGTTGATGCCTTTCAGCGTGTCTACTTCGTCGTCCAGAGTGGCACACTGGCGGCGGATGATCGTAAGCCGACGGGGAATATCTGCGCAGTATTTCAAAATTGCTTCCGCCTCGTGTGTCTTCATGCTCTGCCTCCCGAAAAATTAAAACTCGCTGCCGAAGATGGGGCCTTGCCCGTTCACCCGCTCAACCATAGCCCCCACGCCGTAGATGTCCTCCACCACACGGCGCAGCTTCTCGTAAGCCACCATCTCGCCATCTTCGGACCACCCAAGGAACTGCTCGAAGTTTGAGCAGGTCTCCTGCATGACAGCGGCAATCTGCTCCACGGTATAGCTCATGTCGTGCAGGGCTTCCACGCAATACCGGGCCACCATGTCGGCAGCATCCCGGCGTTCGGCAAGGATTTCCCGCTCATTGGCCGTCTTGCCCAGCTTGCCCGCCGGGAGTAAGAACCGCTCAACCATCAGCGGCGTGGTGCGATCTTCCAACGCAATGCGGGCTTTCCGTGCCCCTCGTTTGTCCCGATCCAGCGTGTACCGTTCCGCCGCATTGTTCATCTTGACGGTCAGCACAGCCGCCTTTCCCGCATCAAAATCCAGAATGTCGTGTGCCGCTGCCACAAAGCAGTATGACACGACCTGTCCGATAGCCTCCCGGTTCAGTGATGCCGCCATTTTGGTGCGGCCAAGGTTGATCTGCCGATTTACAGCATTCTGGATGCTCTGCCGGTAGTATGAGGGCACCCTTGCTCTGCTTTTGCCCATGATGATTCCTTTCCCGCCTGTTCAGCTAGGCGTTTCCACTCTTTGATCTCGGATTTTGTGTCCGGGGTGATGATTTCCCGGAACACATAGCCCCGCGGCTCTGCGATCAGGTCAACAAAAAGCCTGCGGCGGTAGATATAGTCCCTCTGCGCCCGCCGGGTGAATTTTGACTTGATTTCCACCACTTCCACCGTGCCGTCTGCGTATTCCAGCACATAATCCGCCGTATACCTTGCCGCCGGGAGGTGGACGGCGCAAAAATCCTTTGCGGGCAGCAAAGGAAAGGCAACGTGTGGCGTTGCCTTAATGATCCTGCCGGACTGGATGCCCGGCAGCACCGTGCCAATGTAAAAATCATACTCGCCCTTGCTCTCGAAGGTTTTCCCGATCTCCCCGGCAGCCTTGGCCGCTGCTTCCAGCGATACCGCCCCTGCCGGGGCTTTCCGTGCGCATCGGGCGGCTATTTGCTTCTCCGCCTGGGCGCGATACCGGGGCGGCAGGTCTTCCAGTTCCATTCTTGCGCTCAAGGCTGGTTCCTCCTGTTCTTGTTCTTCGGTGGTTCCTTGCGGTATAGGCTCGCGATCAGGTGACGGGTTGAATTGCCCGTGATGATGACTTCGCACCGATGCAGGGTATACCCCGGGTACATCTGTTCCCAATACGCCCGGTCTTCCAGACAGTTCTCGCACACGTCCTTGAGCTTTGATCGGCTCATTTTGTTGTCGTTCGGTCTGGGCATTTTGGGCGGCTGTAGACCGCGGCTCTGCCGCCAGTGCCGTTTGCAACGGCGGTTCTTCACGATATACCGGGCAAGGCTCTCCACACTGTTGTGGTCGAAGTGCAGCGGCTCACATCGAGCCATACCCCGGCCATTCCACGCCTGTTCCACCATTTCCCGGGTCAGCCCCGCCGGGTGCGTCATAATGACATGGTGATGGTGCCGTCCCAACACTTCACCTGTCACCGGGTCCACGGTGCAATACTCCGTCACCGCGACCCACTTTGGACGTTGGATGCCCTGTTTATCGCAAAGACGGTACAGCTTCTTGATTGCATTGGAGAAATCCCGGTCAGCACGGGCAAGGTCATTTGGGGCAGGATGGTGTTCGTCGTCGTAGGTGTATGTAACCGAGAAATCACCGGGCCGGAAGTTCGTATTTACCAGCAGAACCAGGTAGCGGCCAGATTTGCGGAGGTTGTAGGCTTCCTTCGCCAGACTGGTGGCGAGTTCTTTCTTCCGCCGGGTGCTGGCCTTATGCTCTTTCTCGGAAACCTCAAAAAACTCCGCCTGCATGGTGGGCGCAGTGGCATAATTTTTGCCGCAGATGTATTTCTGTTCTCTGACATAAAAGCCGCCGCCCATACCCACTACGTCCTCCTTCCCGTAAACGTCCAATTTGCTGAATAAAGGCCAAACCGCCAGCCGCCCGTGGACTTCTATGCTTGCCCCCGCCCCCGCTCCGGGAAGCCCTGCTGTCCGTTACGCCCTACTGCCGCGGGGAGACAATACAGGGGGTTCCCCCTGTACCCCCGTCACGGGAACGGCTGCTTCTAATCAAGCTATAATGGAT